TCAGTCATTATATTTTTCTTCTAGTTCTTTTAAAAGTTCTCCTAAAAAATTATAAGCAGCCCTCATTCTTGATACTTGTCTTTTATTTTTGACAGCTTGACCATACATAGTGCAAATAACTTTTGTAATAGTATCAAATGATTTTTCCTCTGCCGTCATCTTTGGTTTTACCATTATTTAACCTCCTTACGATTTGAGTATTGAAATTTATCTGAGTTTAGTTTCTCATAAGTTTTGTGGTCAACTACCAAACTTGTGAAGTCAACATGATATTTTTTAGTCATCTCAAGCCTCCCTTATGTGTTCATTAATAACACCTAATATTTTAGTGATGTTTGGATCAGAGGATGTTATTTCTAACTCCTCAATGGTATCATCACCAACACCTAGGTCTTGCTCAATCCACTCCTGTTCCTCTTCTTTCCAATCCTTGACATCTTCTTCGGTGCCAAAGCTTATATAGATTCCTCGATCCTCGTGGAGGGTTCTTTTATATATTTTATATTGTTTAGGCATCATTCATCTCCTTTTCGTTGTCGTTAATATAGTTTAACAATCCTTCAGCACACTCTAAACGTCCGACAATTATCTCGTCAACTCCATCAGATGTAAACTTTTTATTGTTATTATAAGCCTCAAAAACTTCGAGGTTACCTTTGACCTCATCGTTTAACCAGTCCTTAATCTTATTGACCAGACTAACTTGATTCTTTAGTCTCATCTGTAAGAAATGAACCTCGGCTTGCTTTTGGTTTAGTTGTTCTTCAATGGTCATACTGCCTCCTTTCTAAATTGATGAAGTTTAACGTTTAGTTTGTCGTAATAAAGTATATCGTGACCATTGATAGACCAGTTGGTCATGTCAAATACATCGGACTTGTTCTTGTCTAGTGATGTAATAGTCACAACAGATATAGGGTCAGAGTTGAATTGTAAACTCCAACTGACCCACTTAGTATTGTCATCTCTTGGTGTACCTAACATACGAAGT